ACCCTTGTATGGGATTAATGCTCTCCTTGTAACACTACCTGCAGTACCACTAACCTGACTTGAATTTGTAGCTGCGGTTACGGTAGCTGATTTAGCCGATACAATCCATGAATCGTCTGGTTGGTGGTTTAGAATCTCACCAAATGTTATCTGGACACCGTTCGATAACGTCTGAGCAGTACCTGTCATGTCGATACCTAAACCTCCATTGTCGTTCCATGCACCTACTGCAGGGGATACGGCATTCTCGGTTACATCGATTTCCCTCCATCTGAAAGTATCGACTGCTCCACCTGTTGTTATAAGGTCAATCTCATATCTAATATCATTGGCTCCAGAGAACGCACCACTAACTGAAAGGTCATTAGACCCTACCGTTCCGTAGTATACTGGAGTTTCAATGTATGAAATCTGGTCAAGGATATTATTAGACGTACTGTCAGACCTAAAACCTTTAGCTGTCCAGTTATAAATTCTAACAGCATCTGGGTCAAGTGACGTACCTTCACGTTTAATCTTGAAGTATACACCTGCATCTTGTAACGATTCTAAAGAGTCGGTAGTATCCAAGAAGTTTCTATCCTGTGTTTTAATCTCTAATACCTTGACCTTCAATGGTCTACCATTTCTTAATCCAGAAGTATCTGACTTAACATATAGGAAGTCACCCTCTGCTAATTTATTCTGGTCTCCACCTTCAATCTTCAACCATACGTATACACCGTCAACATAGAATTTAACTGGCGATATAACATCGTACGATACCTTCGATTGTTTGATGAAGAATCTATAGTTTGTGGCAAAGTCAGGTGCCTTACTGTTTCTATTAATAGTAACCTGTAATTTGTTTTCCTTATCCGCATCGGAGTTCTCAACATATGTTGTGTTACCAACGCTAGTAATAGGAGTGGTCATCCTACCCTTACCATCTAGGTAGGCGATGGCAACTTCATAGTCCCTGTTACTCTTCACAGTAGTATATGCTGCGCCCTCAGCACCTGCAGTACTTGTATAGTCTAGTGATAGTGATGGATAGATTGGGTTCCCAAGGTTATCAAGTAGGTCATAATTCTCGGTATAGTTACTAAATACTGGTCTATTCCCTATAATCTCAAGGCACTTTGCTCTCTTAGGAACGTTATCGTAGTACCTTGCAAGTTGCCCTGCGTCAAGTGCCTGTTGTGTCTTACTGTTGGAGAACTCCACAGACTGAACAGTATCATCTGTCCATGAGTTTTCAGCCTTGTTTATCTTTTCGACTATCCATGCTGTGTTGCTGCGTGACTCCTTAAATATAATCTCAACATCGGTTACCCTAGAACTCCCAGTATTAACTCCAATGTCAGCCTTACTGAATAGATTGAACATTGCATTGTTAGTGGATGTTGCGTAGTCGTATGAAAAAGACTTAGCCATGAAAGCAAACTCCGAGAAAGGAGATAATGCACTATATTCTCCATCTAGGTACTTGTATCTGTATGCGAAAGAAATGAACTTTCTCTCTAGGTTATTCTCTTCCGAAGAGGCAGTATTTCCCAATGTAATAGTAGGTGCCTCAAGAGGTGGTAACTTAATAAGTCTAATGTCAGCCTCGGAGAAACCATTAAGACCATAAGTCTTGGCTCTCGCTATGTTGAAGTATTTAGGTTCGTTGTAGTTATCGGTCATGAACATTAAAGTTCTGCCGTTGTCCGTATCGTTGATGAAACGGATGTCCGTCATCTTAAATCCGTCTTGGAAGTTCAACACGTTAGCTGCACCTGCACGGGTATCCTGTAGGATAATTTCCTGAGTATCGGTAAGTACATTGTACTCCACCACGTAGTTACCAGTATCGGACTTAACCGCCCAACGTATAGTATTGGCGAAGTAGTCAACCTCGTGACCCATCCACTTGGCATTAGTTCCAAATGAAAATGAAGATAGTTGAATGTTACCCAATGCAGGTCTCACCGTAGATGCGTTGGCACCATCTGGAGAGATGATTCTAACGTTCTCGGCATGTAGGTATTCGTTCTTGGCAAGTGAACGCAGGTCTAAATCCTTGTTCATCTTTGCCCCGTAAAAGGACTGTCTTAATTTCATCTACTTGATTCTTTTATCTTTACCTCGCATTGCTTGCATGATATCATCGAATGTGATACCGTTCAATCTCATTTTAGCCTTACGTCTGGCTACATCATAATCCTTACGCTTTCTCTTGATGATGTACTCTTGGATTCCCATCTTGGAATTAAGTATCATCCATTCAATGTATGTGTATAGAGCCTCTTCTGCAAACTTGTGAACTCTTACCCTGCTTGGGTCGCTAGACTCCAAACCGTCAGATATATACTCAAGTACGATTGTTCTGGTACCAACACTAGAGTCAAACTTCATGACCCCATTAGCCTTGTCCACAGTAAACCACCCGTTAGAGTTAGCTTTTGCTGTGTTGAGACCGAATCTACCACTAGTTCTTAGTTCTGAGTAATCGAAACCATCATTATCAACTCGATACTGTCTGTACCCAGAAGGTATATTTGTCTGGTCGTAACTGTTATCTGCAGCCTTAAGTACATTTCCTGATTCATCGAATAGGATATTGTAGTCGTTATCTTGAAGATAAGCCTCTGCAATCTTTGTATCATCGTTCATCACCATAGGGTGGAAGTTACCTGCCCTATCGACCCATGACACTCTGACATACTTTACGTAGTCCTCTGGGAGGATTAACGTCAATGTCTCGCTCAAATCTATTTCTATACCCTTAATCTCCTTTAGAATGTCGAAATTAGCCTCCTGCAAGCCTCTCTTAGCGTGAAACAGAACAATGTCACGGTTTATGTTGTTGATGTGTTTATCATCGCCTACGTACATTAATTCGAAGTTATTGATAACGTCAGCCAATGTCACGTACTGATAACCACCTTGCAAATCTTCGTATGCAGGGTTTTCGTAAAAGTCTTGTGGGGTTACCCCTGTTGGTAGTACTGCCATTATGCTCTATTTTCGTTTATTGTTTGCTGTTGCTGCTTTCCTTCCGCATACTGTACGATATCCTGCTCTCTCACAGACACGCCAACGTAGCTTAATATTTTAGAGACAAGTTTATACTCGTCCGATGGATGTATTTCAAAATCCTGATAACTTCCGTTAGAAGGGTCGAATACTGGATTATTCAATACCGTTTGGTATGTCCACTTAGGAGTAGCAGGTATTCTTATGTAGTTAACTTCTACGCTGTCTATTATTGTTGCAGGTAATACAACGAACTCATCCTCTAATTTGTAGTAGATTGGATATGATGTGGATGGTGCTGTGAGGTTTGATTTGTTCAGAAGATTGGCTCTCCTTTTAGTTGTCTCTTCTATTCTATTGTCGTTATAGTAAATCTCCATAACCCTGTAGGTATCTGCAGGTACGAAGAATCTATCGGTATTGTATGTCAATGCCCCGTCCTTCTGGAATCTATCCAACTTCTCCCTAATATTCTTAGGGATGTCAGAGTAGCCCGTGTTACTCATTCGCTTGTTCTGCAAATTGAGCCATCTGTTATATTCATAGAAGTAGGATTCAAATATCTCTATCTGAGCCAAGTACGCATATCTATTGAACCTCTCTGGCTGTATCCACCCTCGGTTATCCTTCTCCAGAAAGTCGTGTACTACTTTTCTAACGTTATCAATCATTTGCTTAAATCTTTTCACAAAGATAAACAAAAAAGAGGATACATGCTTACTTGCACATATCCCCTCTCTATGATTGGTTGGTTGTTACTTTCCTAACTTCACTCCAATAGCCTCCATTACTTCGGCTCCTTCGTCAGTCTTAAAGTACTGAGCAAGGGAGGTGAAAGGATTGCTACCGAATGGTAGTTTCACAATTACCTTCTTACTGTCAACCCAGTAGATAGTAGTATTATCGTCTCTTACACCGATAATGTTCAAGTCTACTGCTCTGTTTGCTAAGTTTCTCAACTTAATGTCAGAGTCATTTGCTAGTTCAATGAACTTGGCAGGGTTGTTACGGGCATATAATGTAACGTCTCTCTTAAGTTCAGAAGTTGGCATTGTGTCAACTTTAGACTTAAATAGTACACGTCCGATAGCCTCAAGGTCGGTGATGTCCATTTCCAAGGCAATCTTGATAGCCTCGTACTGTTGTTCCATTTTGTCAAGTTCGTCCTTAGCCACAGACTCTGGGTCAAACTCTTTGAACCTACTACCACCGTTCACCTCATTATCTGGGTGATGCAGTAAGAAGAATTGAAGAGTTGTGTTCTGAGCGTTAACCACTAATTTACCGTCTTCGAAAAGTACGGTACCAAGAATGGCTAGATTATCGTTCTGAGCGTCAACGAAGATTTCCTTCTGATTACTCAAGTAACGAAGTGCTCTTAGACCATCTCCATCGAAATATTGTAAGGGGTTGTGCTGTGTGTCCCTCGAACGTAGTTGATACGTGATGGGAGTTGCTTTTTGTGTAAGGATGTAAGTCCTTGTCTTGCCTTTAGAGAAGGCAGGGGTATTCTTCTTAGTTGCCATTTAGATTTAGATTAGATGTTATTACTACTACAAAGATACTGAAAATAATATAAATAAAAAGGGGGTAGTTGTTACACCACCCCCTAGTTTAATAAGCTATGCTTAGTCTTCGATTAATACGAAGTTGTTCGCTCCGATAACTACAAGTGCTCTCTCTGACAAGAACTGAACTTGCATTGCATCAAGGTCAGAGTTAGACGCTCCACCTGCTGAACCAGTCAACCAAGTTTTGTATCGTCTATCCTCAGTCGCTGACTTACGGTACTTAACGTGTAAGAAAGGCTGACGGATTTTCTTCCCAAGGATTTGGTCGTAAACTGTCTTAGTACCAGAAGGTACGATTAGACCTCTTACTTTACCAGTACCATCGATGTTACCACGAGTGGATGCATCGTTAAGGTATTTCCAGTCAGTCTTGTAGAACTCGTAAGAACCTCTGTGGAATCCGTAGAATCCTAAGTTCAACGCCATCTTCTCTTGGTTGTTGAAAGCACCGTAAGATGTTCCACCTGCACCGTAAGAGTTCTTGCTTGCCAAGAAGTCATCGATAGCCAAGTTTTGGTCTCTGTCTGCGAAGAACATGTTCTCCATGATAGAACCTTGCTTGTCAAGTCTCTTCAAGATGTTATCAAAATCAGCTTGTGCTGATGCAACTCCGTTGAAAAGGTTACCTCTGCTACCCACTTCGTGGAATAAACCTTTGGTACCATTCGCTACGGCAGCAGCGTCAGAACCTGCCTCAGCAGGAACACCTTCTACCATTGACATTTCAAGGTAATCCTCAAAACGTAAACGAGTTTCGTGCTCAGACTTCAAGTACCATAGGTAACCAGAACCACCGCCTTCGGTAGATACTTCTACCCAACCGATTTGAGTCATGTCTGAACCATTAACTTCGTACTTGTCTTTGATGATGATAGGGTTGTTCTCGAAGAACTCAGGAACAGCCTCTAATGCACCTTCCATACCGTTTGTTCCTTTTCCGAACTCAGAACCGTATACGTACACCTTAAGTGTAGCGGATGCTGTTGCGTGAGTAAATCCTCCAGAAAGGAAAGAAACTGCTGTGAATGTGTTCGCATCAGGTACATCCGTGATAAGAGCCTTCTCAACTACTGAACCATCAGAGATGATAATAGTTTGACGCTTACGGAAGTTGTGACCTGTTTTTGTGAACGTGTTAGTTCCTACAGCACGACTTACGTCTGTGTACTGTGTGTGCAATCTACCTTCTTCTGTCCACTTGATAAGGTCAGAGGTGCAAGGATACTCGGCTGAGGATGCTCTCAAGAAAGATGCAATCGTACGATTACCATATCTCTCGAAGTTCTCAGAGTAAGTATCAGGCAACTCAGTCTTCAAGAAGTCGAAGTCGGTGATATAGTTTGTCGCTAATACCTGTGGCTCTGGGCTAGGTGTTAGGCTAAATGTTGGTGATGCTGCTAATGCCATTGTTTAATTGGTTTTAAATGTTAAAGTTAGTAATTCCTTAGTTTAATAATTGGTTTTGATGTCGCTCGTTGTTTCTGTTCTCCAACATCCACAGCCCTCACCTTGAATCCACCAGTACTTCGAGGTTGATTAACCTGTCTGGTACCCATGTCGATATTCTTAGCTTTCCGTGCGTCCTTGTCTGCGTTGTCAGCCTGTCCCATTTCATAGAAATGTTTTGCTACTGCTGCAGGGTCGGATGCAAATGTCAATGCCATATGATATCCTTGTACATCGGTGATGTTGCCATCTTTGTCAGTAAACTTGCTTAACAAGTTATTCACGTTGAGATTTTGCTCTTTCGTCTTCTGTATGTTCTCAGGCTTGTATGTAGCTTTTACACCTTCGCCTAAATCAATTTCAAAACCTTTGAAATCTTTACTAAGAACCTTGTCAGTCTCTTTAACAAAGTAATCTCGTTTTGCATCTAACTCTTTCGAACTAGCTGCTTGTTGTGCCTCAAATTGTTCTTTAAAGGCGATTGCCTCCTTAGCTGATTGTGGAATGGATGCACTTGACTCAAGCACGGTACCATATTTCGCATTCTCAGCGTTCAGTTCCTTTAACGCCTCCGCATAGAACTTCTTCTTAGCGATTTTCTTTCTCTGGATTGTTCGGTCATCATCGATGTCTTCATCAAATCCAAAACTATCTTCTAAATCAAAGTTAATATCCTCTGCATCTAAGTTCGGATTAATCCTTTGATAGTATTCTCTTATTACTTGCTCTTGAGGTTTATCGTCCCACTTTGTCTGTGCTTTGATAAAATCCTCTAAACTTCTTCCAGTTTCCTCATGAAAATCAAGATACTTTTGCACAGACTCTGGTAGTTCATCATAATCAACTACATCATTATCGTCAGGCTCTGGTTCTGGGTGAGGCTCTGGGTGAGGCTCTGGTTGAGGCTCTGGTTCAACATCTGGCTCAGGTTCTACGTCTGGTTCTGGTTGAGGCTCTGGGTTGCCTTGGTCAGGCGTTGGCTCATCTCCTTGTCCATCTCCCGTAGATTTTCCATCATCCGTTCCATCTTGGTTTGGAGTTGGTTCATCTGGTTCATCTGTTGGTTGTGGTTCATTGCCTTCTACTTTATTTGGTTCGTCTTGGGGCACGTCACTCACGACAGTATTTCCTTCTATGTCTAAATCGACATTTACTGGTTTTAATTTCATTTGAATAGATTTTAGATTATATACTTATCGGTACAAAGATAATAATAATATTATTTATCCTTAGACCCCCCTGTTTTTACTACTTTATTTTGGTTCGAAAGATGACATATCAAATCCATCTAAAGAGTCCTCAGAAGACTCGAAGTCAACGGGTGCCTTACCCTTAGCCTTCTGGTCTGCAATCTTAGATGTAGCTGTGTTTTGCTCTCTTTGACGTTTGTCCTTTCTATCTTCTTTTTGATTCTCCACCGTTGTCTTGGTGTTCGCCTCCATACCTCTAATCTGCATGTTGTACTCAAACTCCACACCCATTAGGTACTCCTTACGGCTCATTTCCTCATCTTGGTTTCTGTTCTCTAAATCCTTAAGGTTAGTATCGATTGCAATCTGAGCCTGAGCCTTAGCTTGCTCCTTAGCTTGGTCAGCTTGAGCCTTAGCTTGTGCAGTCTTAGTTTGTTCCTCGGATTGAGTCTTGATGAGGTCTTTTTGACGCTCTTGTTCCTCTTTAAGTTTAGCTTGTCTACGGATTTTCATCAGTTGATTTGCCAACTTAACGTTCTTAATGTCACGCAGTTCGGCAGCATCATCCAAGTAAATAAGTTCTTTTGCAAGAGCCTGTTGGATGTTTTGCTCAAGGTACTCCTTCTCTTGTGCATCTGGTGATATCTCGATGAATACACCGAAGTCGTGAAGGTATAGTTTTGAAATCTCTTGTAAGATTGAAACGTTAGCCTTCCCTATAGCTTGGATGAAAGTCTTCTTATCATCTGAATACTCAAGTACATCGGATATTCTGTAACCCACAGCCTCTGCAATCTTCTTGGTCATATAAACACCTGCGTCAAGAATGTGACGTGTAGCGGTATTTGAGTTAAGTGCTGCAAGTTTTTGCACACCAACCAATGACCTAGAGTCTGGAGTGGAACCATCACTTGCCTCATTAAGACCAGTAACATCCCTAAGCATTTGTAGGTAATAGTTATACAATTCAATAAGTGCCTGTATCTTAGCACGTCCTGAGTTGTTATTGATTTCTTTAATTGGTACAGCACCATGGTTAAATTCACCCATAGATGTCAATGACCTACCGATAACCGAACCTGTCTGGAAGAATAACTGTAATGCCCTCTTAGGGTCGTACTTACTTCCATCTCCAAGGTCAATTTCGTTTAGACCATCAGCATCAATGTATACACCATCTGGTACAACACGGGCTGCTACTTGTTGTAGTTTCATGCTCACAATCTGAATCTGGTCAGCGAAGATTAAACCTCTCTGACATAATGATTCAGTTCTGTCATCATAAATTCTAGGAGCAACCACTACGTAGTTAGCCATTGCTGTGGAGTTGTTAGACTTAGGTCTTACCATGTTCTTAACAAGTTCCCACTTCAATAGTATGTTACTACCTAGTACTAGAGCACCTTCGTACCATACGTCTATAGTCTTAACGATTCTTTTAGAATCACCTAGCTTATCTGCAGGTGGGTTCCAATCCTCTGCTTTCTCGATAAGGCTGACCTTACCAGTATTAGGATTTACTCGTTTCTTATAGACAATGTCTTTTGTAGTTTTGTAGTTGAAGAACAGTACGTTGGTCTCATGACCATCGAATCCACTTCTCTGGTTTTCCTTGAACCTATGGTAAACCTCCCAATCTGCAGCAGCACCTTTGGCTTGCTCCATTTCGTTTTTAGTAATCTCTGGGTTTATCTTTCTAAGTTCAGTAAGTGGTATTTTCTTTACTTCACCGAAGTAATAGCAATCCTGACGATATGGGTCTTCCGAGTAGGAGTGAACCAACGTTGCAGGGTCAACATATTCTATCTTGATACCTGATTTGAATGATGGGTCATAGGTGTGTTTCATTGCACCAACCCCCAACACAGCTACATCGTAGTCAAATCGTTTCTTGATATCGTTAAATTCGTTTGCTTTAAATACGTAGTCAATAGCCTCTTCCTCTGCAATCTCAATAGCTTGCTTGTAGTTAAGTTGCATGTGTACGTTCAATTCCTCTGTGGTTTCTGGTACAGAGTTAGGGTCGTTTGCAAAACCATTGACACCTAGGACTTCTTGTCCTTCCATCAACATTTGTTTAGCAACCATATCCTTCTCCATCTCGATTACGTACTTACTACGTTGCTCGGTAGCTAATGAATCAACAGCCTGAGCCTTTACTGAGAATGACCTATTGGATATACCGTTTACAACAATATCTATAAATTTAGGTAGAATTGGTACAGGAGTCCAGTCAAGGTTCAAGTATGAAAGGTCACCATTGATAGCCATCTCATTCTTATACTTCTGTATAGGTTGTTCCGCACGGGCATATAACCTAAGTCTGTGGTATTTGAATTGGTTATCGTAGAACCTAGAATCGCTATTCTTGTTCCTCTTGAACCATTCATTCTCAATAGCCTTACCAACTTTACCACCAAACTCAGGAGAATCCTTGTTGATGTCTAAAACGTCAGGAAAACCTGCTGTACTGAAAATCTCATTGCTTGTTTTAATCATTATCTTAGTTTGCTTTGATGTCCTTTATTGTCAAATGTAGCCATTCCTATACTGATAGTTTTCAATTCGGGAACTGGAGTCAACTTGGCTCTGTTCAATCCCATCAACGCATAACCAGAACTAATCGTGGCATCGTGCTTTTCCCTAGCAGTAATGTCAAATTGTAGCCAATCCTTTAATGTACGCTTAAAGAACATGTTCCCCATGGAACCATATTCACGTACCTGTTTTGTCTCATCTTGCTCATTATAAACTCCTACAAAGTTACTAATAAAATTTTCAATGAAGGAGGCATGGGTTGTTATGACATCTTTAGACGAAGATGGAATCCCTCCCAACTCCCTTTCCGTAACCGATAGCTTATTAGCTGCCTTATCTGGACGAGATAATGAAAAACCTCTGTACCCTCTGTTCTTGAAGTGATACAATAATCTAGGTTTGTTGTTCTCACAGAGTATTGGCATTCCGTAGAATACACATGCCATTAGCACGTCCTCGAAGAAGATTTCTGCTGTGGCTGCTCTGGAGATGTATTCCAAAAAGAAAACATTAGATGGTGCATCTTCCATGGTAAAACCAGTAACACCGTGTAACGAACCCTTGGAACCCTTTCCAGAAACGGTACCTGAGATATCGTAGGAGTCACAACCAAAACAACCTATATGGGAGTTCAATGGATGTCTCACACCTCTTTTTATCTCATATGCGTTCTGCATTTCCTTCTTAGGAATCCACGATACGAAGAATCTACCAGTAGGGCTTGGTTTCCATACTACCTTAGTATCCTTAATACCACCTTCCCACTCGAAGTTACCTTGAGTTATATGGTGTGCAAGAATCATATTCTCTGCAGCCTCAAGTTGTTCGTTTATCTTTTCAATGTTGAATATGTTGGATTTAGCCTCATCCCTTAATGCCTCTTGTACGGTCATAGGGAAGGCTCTTAATTCTTCGTTATATGCAATATCGGATTCACGTTTCTTCTGCTTACGTCTAGCCTCAAGGAACGCAATGGAGCCACCTTTTATGACTTCCCCGTGTACATTGTAAGTCAGTACTTTAGGTGTTTCCGTGTGACAGACTCCATACTTATCGGTGAACTTGCTCATGTTCTTATGAGCAGGTAGGAAGTAGGAGTACAACCCAGTAGGTGTACGTTCTGTGTGCTTGTCCCTCTTGGTCATAAGTGAACCGTAGTACATAGCCTTAAACTCTTCACCACCTTTCTTCATAGGGTTAACGGTAGAACCGATGAAAGCCTTACCTACTATGTTACCACCTTCGTCAAACGTTGGTGAAATCCTACCGAAGTGATTCTCGTAGTTAGCAGGTTTCTGCCACTTGGATGCCTCATCCCCTAGGTACCTGTATAGACGTTGACCATCATAAGACCCATCCTTGGTTGGTTGAAAATCTATGATAGTGTTTAAGTAGTCCTCGGTCTTGTTCAATCTGGCAAGTTTAGCTGCCTTAGATTTATCTGACGGTTTAGCAAATTCCAGTATCTTGTGCGAATCCACAGCCCCCTTAACAACAGGACGGAAGAAGAACGGTAAGTTCTGGAACATGTAGCTGAACTTAACAAATGCTTTCTTGGCATCGGCATCCGACTGAGATGTCATACCTATGTTGACGTTCTTGGTCATGGTAGCATCGTTCAACATAATTGTTAAGATGATGTACGTAAATCCTGTACGTCTTGACTTTACGAAGAGTTCACCTAGGGCACGTCTATCCCTGATACACGCCTCTGCAAAGTAGTACATCTCCATCTGGGCATATCGGAAATCCATGTAACCACCAGTATCACGCATCTTGCAATGCTCTAGTGCAAACCACATGTGCCCAGTCATATACTCGGCTTTACCGTTGTTCATGAACCATACACCCTCTCGCCTACGTCTAAACTGTGTGTAGATGTAGTCGGCAAATGCATCCTCGGTGTCAGGGTTTATACCGTCTGGTAATTCCTCCCTCTTCCAGTATTGCTCCTTCTTTGGTAGATTTGAAAACAGTATGTCTGCCTTCTTGGGTTTCTTTGGCAGTTGTACCCTTAACCCTTCAATCTCAATTATCTCACCCTTGGTTCCCTTTGGGCAAATCATCACGGCATCCTCATCTGAATTATACCACTCGGTATGATAATTCTCTTCTGGAAAGAACTCACCATTGGCGAACCTCTCTGGGAACCCAACCTTGAACTCTCTATCGGATAGGTTGAACTTGTCCTGCTCAATCTGAATCCTAAGTTCCATCAAGGAAGTATCCAACTGGTGGATGTACTGCAGGATACTAGATTTAGCCTTCACAGCCTCTGGTATCTTAGTAGGGTCTAGGTCGGCATAGTCAATCTTCTTACGAAGTGCCTGTCTTAAACTGCCTATGGAAGAATCCCCAGTATCGACTAGACGGGTAATGTAACTCTTGAATTTCTCTTCACTAGGCTTGTTGGGTGAGTTTATCCACTTGTCAAGTAATTCCTTAGTGTACTTAAACGCTGAGACCTTAGAGTCCATAGCTTGACGTAACCTGTTATCCTCTACTGTGGATAGGTCAATCGGTAACTCCAGACCGTCAAGTATGGTGTCAATCGCCAGTTCTATGTCACTCCCTAATCCAATCATAATTCAAATCTCTCGTATAGGCATATATCTGAGTCCTTCATTCTATAGTAGAACTTACCATCAATTTCAATCTCATATTCAGACTCAGGGGTAAATCCTATAGGTTCTTTACTCTGGTGTGTGTTTGAAAGGTAAATTTTACCCGTGTGTGCAAGTGCTCCCTTATCAAGTAACGATATGGTATCTTCCAGTATTGGTTCTACAATACAGTAGTCCATGTTCGGAACCCATTCGGAACCCTTTCGGAACAAGAATATCTCTTCCTCTATGCAATGGTACATACCATCATAGATATGGGCACGACTATGCTTGAAGTCACCACTTTGGTCATAGTAATCCCTAAAGATGTTGTGGTGTAAAAGAACCTCATCGCCTACCTCTATTGCCCCATTGTAGTTGTATGGGACAGCTAGTACGACTCCTTCTTTACTTACGTCCTTGGCGTTCTCTATAGACACAGCCTTTGTGAACTCTACATCTCCTATCTGAGTAGTAGAGTTATACTTTTTGTGCTTAGGTGTTACCAAGAAATCTAGTGGTGACCTCATACTACCTTTTCGAAATTGGAAAAAGCATCAATGTCTTGCTCCACAACTACTGGCATGTTGACGATTGATTTCCAAAGAAAAGTTACATTATCCTTATCGGTAATGTATATTTCGTAATGTTTAGAGTTTATTTGTCTAATTGCATGAATAGTTTGACCCCTCATGAATTGTCCTACTGTGTAGTGCATTGCGTCTTTATAGTCCACGCCTATGCTAATTTTTCGTATCATTTGAATATATTTTAGATTATACTGCTTGGTACAAAGATAGCAAATATTATAAAAACAAAAGACCCCCAAGTTAATGGAGGTCTAGCAAAAGAGTTCGACTGGGACACTTGACTTACCTAATAAGGGTTCAGCGGTGTTCGAACTACTGTTTTCGTTTACCCAACCCCCACCAGAACTTGACACCTACTGTGGTGGCATTCTCTGTAGGTAGAAGACCTGAGAAGTTATTGTTTATTGTGGCTCCAATAGCCCACCTCTGCTTTCGATTGTACATCAAACCTACAGACGCTGCCTCTGGTAGCTTATTTACGACATTGAAGTCTAATCCTCCACCTAGGTACAAACGTGAACTTGTGTCCCACTTGGTGATGGTTGTGGTGTTGTTTATGATTGTTTCCTTAGTCTCTAAGTTGAATTTATAGGTGTATAGACTATCTGCGTATATTTCATACTCTATGGTACCATTATCCAATTCCTCGGTACCAGTATACTTTTGGGTTTCAACCTCTCTGAACACAGGTTCCCCACCCATTGGGTTCTCTGCAGGTACATTTATTATTACAGTTTCAACATTAGCTTTCGCCTTTGCCAACTCTTCCTTCAAGAACTTAATCTCAGTAGAATCCACAACTGTCTTGTATATAGTATCGGTTTGTGTTACCACGGTTGCGACTGGCTCTGGACATCTGTCCATATAAAAAACAGCACCTGCCCCTAGGACAATCCCAATGACAAGTGCTATTAGATATTTTGAAAGCGAGTTCATTACGCTTTTACCAGTTTCTTACCCTTGGTAGGAGCCTCATTTGGTGAATCTGCAGGTGCATTCTTAGCATCGATAGCTGCAACAACTGCATCAATCTGGTCAAGGCTTAAATCCCCCTTTGTTAATTTCTCGTCAAGAGTAATGACTACTTCAAGGATTGCAGGGTTTAAGTTCAAACCTACGTAACGAAGTACTGATGATAATTTGTTAAATCTTTCCATTTTAATTCTATTTTTATTGTTAAACGTTCAATTAGAGTACAAATGTACAAATAATAATTGATACCACCTAACTATGCACTTATGGCTGTGCTATGTAAGTTCCGCTAAATCTTAAAAATCCATTAGTTACCCAAGTCTTATTTTGTAAATTTGTTGTGCTTGGAAACTCAATTAATCTTATTTTGTTGTCTGCTGCTGAATAAACATGAGGTATTACTTGAGTTGTTGGGGATGGTGAAGGACTACCTCCACCAGAACCATAAAACAACTGACCCATTACTAAAGGCTGAAAAGGTAGGTCTGAATTAAAAGGTAAAGTCATTTCAAAAACACCAGTCGGTGTGCCTGTAGTAGTCCAAGAAGTAAGGTTTACATAAATATGAACCAAGTTTCCAGTTCTCACATAATGACAACTAGATGAGGCAGAATAAGTTGCTCCGCCACCTAAATCAGTAAGGGTTGGTGTCCATGTTCCTTGAGTTGGGACTGAATATGCAGGAATATCATCTAAGTGAGCAAGTGTACCAGATTTATCTTGTAGCGTAAAACTTCTAGTTGCAGTAAAGGAATCTATTCCCCCAATACTTGCATTATGAGCAGCAGTACCTGTACCGACTGAAATATTAAGTGTATTGTCTGTTTTAAAATATAAATAACCTTGACTAGAACTTACTATATTACCTAACCTTTTTACAAATGGTAATGCATCATCAATTAAGATAGATTCAAATATTTTACTACCAGTAATTGTCTGTGTTGTGTTAGTTGTTACAAAGTCACCTAAATCAAGTGTTGTTAATATTCTATTTGCCCCTATTGTCCATTCTCCTGTGATAAAGTTTGCGAAAAGACCTTCTGGGTTATTTGGGGCTGTTGAGCCAGTGAAGTTTACAGGGCTATATATATCATTAGTCTGCCATACAGATTTTGCACGTCTAGTACCACCTGTACTCAGTAATGAAAAAACAGCACCACCTACTGTCGATTCGATACTAAAACCTTGCATATCTACATTACCACCTAACTCTGGTGTTATATCTTCTACTATATTCTGTAGACCACCTACTCCACCAGTTGGAGGGTAAACCTTTAAACCATGTGAAAGACCTTCGATTGGGGCACCATTACCAGAGTTAAATGTTACGGTCAATGTAAATGTATCCGAGTTTAGACTCACAGCAGAAACTATACTGTAGAAACCAAAGTTATTGTAATTAGCAAAGTCATAAATCATGAAAGAATAAGTCTCATCGCTCACCGTTTGAATGTAATCGTCAATCAGTCTCCCAAATACTGTGGTTTTTGATACGTATAATGTGGTAATATTTGCAAACAAAGGTGTAGTATCCAATCTATTGTTGGATGTAAATTGACCATCGAGTAACGTATTCTCATTATCAATCGTGTAATTGTACACCAAGTCTGCGGATTGCAGGTTGAAGTTGGTTCCCAAATAGTCGAGCATGGCTATTACTGGGAAATTCTTAGTTGCGTTGGTGTTATCCCCATCGGTACCTATCACCTTATCGTTAGGTGTGATTACGTAATCGGGTGGGTATGTTTCTATTCTTGCCATGTTGTAAATTTACGTTTTTATTCGAATCCGCTTAATTGGTCTATCGTTATTGTTCTTGTTATACTAGGAGAACCTGCTGTTGTTGATACTGTTATACTACCACTTCTAGGTGAGCCAGTAGTGTTTGTTGTGGTCACTACGTCAAAAACATCAT